GTTCCGCAGCCTGCCCCTGTTCCGCAGCCTGCCCCTGTTCCGCAGCCTGCCCCTGATCCCGTGCTTGCGGAGCTGCAAAAGCTGACCGGGCTTGTGCAGGGCAGCAACATCATGAATGTGAATCAGCCCAAAGTGCAAACCGCCGAGGAAATTCTTGCCGAGATCATCAATCCGGCACCGAAAGGAGAAAAATAAAATATGGCAAACGTAAATGATATGATGGTTTTTCAGGCCGGAACGATCCTGAAAAGCATCGTGCAGCAGGCCACCGGCCAGACGGTCATCACGGCCACAACGCCCGGCGAATTCGTGAGCGTGGCCCAGACTGCGCTGAAAACCGGCTATGATCCCATTATCAACGCGCTATCCCAGATGTGGGGAAAGACAATTTTCAGCATCCGGCCCTATACCCGGAAGTTCGGTGGACTTGAAATGTCCATGGAGCGATGGGGTAACGCCGTCCGTAAGCTGTCCATTGCTGATAAACCCATCGAGGACGATGCGCGCTTTACATGGCCAGCTGGCTATGATGTAAGTAAAGCGCCCAATGCGCTGGGCGAGGGTCAGAGCGTGGACATGTACGGGTTGAACAAGCCTGATATTTTGCAGGTGAACTTCTACGGACAGAGCGTCTATGAGAATTGTTACACTATTCATAAGGATAGCTATGAAGTGGCCTTCACCAGCCCGGAAGAATTCATGCGGTTCAACTCTCTCATCACCGGCAACCGCTCTGATAAGCTGGAACAGTACCGCGAGAATATCGCGCGCGGCCAGCTGGCGAACTATATCGGCGCTCTGCTGAGCGAGAATCAGAACGCGCGTGTGGTGCACCTGCTGTCCGAGTATAATACCGAAACCGGATTGGAGTTGACTGCGCAGACCGTTTACCAGCCGGATAACTATATTAGCTTCATGCAGTGGGTTTATGCGCGAATCTCTACAATTTCCAGACTGATGACTGAACGAACCGAAATGTTTCAGACGGTCATCGGCGAGAAGCATGTATTGCGTCACACGCCTGCTAACCGGCAGAAGGTCTACCTTTATGCAAAGGTCTTGGATCAGTTCGATGCAATGGTCAAGACCAATAGCTTCCATGACAACTACCTGAAATATACTGATTACGAGGGCGTGAACTTCTGGCAGTCCATCGAAACGCCTGACAGCATCAATGTGACACCCATCTATACCGACACCACCGGCGCGATCAAGACCGGTGAAGCTGTGGAACATGCCGGTATTTTCGGCGTTATCTTTGACGAGGACGCGCTGGGTTACGCGCAGGTAAACAGCTGGGCAGCTGTCACCCCGTTCAACGCGAAGGGTGGTTACTGGAACACGTTCGATCACGTCAATTTCCGCGCGATCATGGATATGACGGAAAAGGGCGTGCTGCTGTTGCTTGATTAACACACGGAGGGGTGGGGCATTTCCTCATGTCCTGCCCCCTATTTTAAAGGAGGTCAATTATGCTTAGTGTAACGCTATACGAGTTCAAGAAGCGTGAGAACAGCACGAAAAGACCGGACAGCACCGTGACGCAGAGAACGCACAACGCCGTCTTGAAGATGCCTACAAGCCTGTTAAGGCCGGAAATTACTTTTGACTTTGGGTTGAAGGGAAATCCCTCTTATTATAATTATGCACACATTTCGGATCTTGGCGGCCGATACTACTTTATCACCGATTGGACGGTCAAGGAAGGCCACCTATGGACGGCACACATGGAAGTGGACGTGCTGGCCAGCTGGAAGAACAGCATCGGAGAAAGTTTTCAGTATGTGACACGCAGCGCCTTTTCTTCTGACGGAAGCGTGATTGACGGACTGTACCCGGCTAAGGGCGATGCCACTTTGAGCGCGGAATCTACATCTACATGGCCCACGGTAACGGCGATCTCAGGCGGATCCTATGTTGTCGGCATTGTAAATAACAGCGCTGATGCAATCGGCGCAGTTGCTTACTATGTTTTCAGTGAAGTCCAGTTCCGGGCATTTATGGCCTATCTGATGGGTGATGTTTCGTGGACGGGTGAAATTACAGAGATCTCCGCGGATCTTCTCAAAGTCCTGTTTAATCCCATGCAGTATATCACCAGCGTGATGTGGTATCCGGATAAAGCCCCGGCTGGTACAGCGGTAACTTCTATACCGTTCGGCTGGTGGAATGTGCCGGTAAACGCCGCGAAGCTGAAAACAGCTGGTGTGCTTCCGTCTGCTGCAATTATCACAATTCCGAAACATCCGCAAGCAGCTACACGAGGGAAGTATCTCAACGCTGCACCATTCTCGCAGTACACACTGGATAGCCGCGTGTGGGGTGTCATACCTGTTGATACAACGGCGATCATCAACGAAGAAGCACTGAACATGTCTTACACGGTGGACTATACCACCGGCATTGCAGACATGTATCTCAAAGCCGGAATGAAAGACTATGCGATTGCCGTCCGGCGCGGTCAGTACGGCGTGCCGGTTCAGATCGCGCAGATCGGCCAGAACTATTTGAATATGGCACTAACCGCCGTGAATGGCGCGGCGAACGTTGCTAAAAACTGGTTCAATCCTGTTGGAGCGATTACGGCGGGCGCAAACATGATAGGCGATATGGTCAATGCGTCCATGCCGGATTTCGCCACCAGCGGCAGCAATGGCACAGTTGCCAACTTCACCAGCGCGCCCACGCTTTACGCAAAGTTTCTTCCGGTGGTCTCTGATGATAACGAGGATCGCGGCAGACCCTATTGTAAAAAGGTGAAGCTGTCCACCATGCCCGGATATCAGGTGATTGCAGATCCGGATCTTGCACTATCCGGAACGAGTGAAGAAAATCGAATGGTTAAAAGCTATCTGGAATCCGGCTATTTCTATGAATGAGGTAAGCTGCTATGCCATGGATCACTGGAAACAGATATCTGTCCATATCTGAAATGCAAAACAATGCAGATATTATGTATGCATTCTTCACAGCTCAGGGCTGGACGGTGAACGCTATCGCGGCCATGTTCGGAAACATGCAAACGGAAAGCACCCTTAATCCCGGAATCTGGGAAAATCTGGATCCGTTCGTTGGCGGCTATGGTCTTGTACAGTGGACGCCGTACACGCATTATTCAGAATGGGCCGGGGATGGATGGCAAGACAACGGCCAGAAAGAAATGGAGCGCATACAATACGAGCTTGAGAACCATCTGCAATGGATCAGCACGAGCCTGTACCCTATGACGTTCCGCGAGTTCTCGCAGTCTGACAAGCCGCCTGCATATCTCGCGCAGGCATTCCTTTATAATTATGAGCGGCCAGCGGTCAAGCCGCAACCGGCGCGAAGCCGACAAGCTGAATACTGGTATGAGTATCTGGCCGGGCGTCCACCGGCGAAGCTATTCCCTATATGGCTGCTATTCAAACTTAAAGAAAGGAGATGATTGCATGATTGGTAACGGCATTCCGGCCAGCTATGATTATATCAACGCTGCTAACGCTGCTGTCAGTCCGTCCACAGTCCATTGCAGAAACACAGCACTTTCTCAGTATTTCCGGCGCTACCTGCTGCAAAAAGCAATGTCGCTGTACAAGTGGAAATTGCCGGAGCACTGGAGCAAGAATTATTTTCTTTATGTGCTGTACTGCTGGGGCTATCTCGCCGTGGTCAACACATCGAAGTTCGGCGTTATTCCGCAAGGCTGCACGCTGACCGGTTACAACGTTTTCTACCAGCCTACCAACGCAATTATCACAAATCCCCTGCTGCGCGGAAATCTTCAACCGCGCATCGGAAGTCAGTGCACTATCATCCGCTTACAGCCGGACTATGGCGGCATTATGGATATCGTCGGCTATTATGCTGACATGCTGGCCTTGTGTGCTGAATCTGTCGGAATGAACTTATTGAACACACATCTTGCGTATGTGTTCGCTGCTGGTAACAAGACGGCAGCGGAGACATTCAAAAAGCTGTATGATCGCATTGCAAGCGGCGAAGTATGCGCAGTAATTGACAAGAGCCTTTACCGGGACGATGGCAGTAAGGCGTGGGAAGCGTTCGAGCAGAATCTAAAAAATGTCTATATCAGCTCCGACATTCTAAGCGACATGCGGAAAATTGAAGCAATGTTTGATACGGATATCGGCATTCCCAACGCCAACACGGACAAGCGCGAACGGCTGGTGACGGATGAAGTCAATGCAAACAACATCGAGACGCAGAGCAAGTGTGCTATGTGGCTGGAAGAACTAAAAGAGAGCATTGCAGCCACTAATGAAATGTTTGGGCTGGATATTTCCGTGGATTGGAGATTTCCGGACGCTTTTGAAGGGGGTGTGAATATTGTCGGCAACAGTAAGCCTGCTGGGCCTGTCGAGGACTAACCCCGGTATCCTGGGCGGGCTGGTTCTTCCTGATGGGCTGGACGCTGATCTTGTGAAAGACAATCTACTGGCGGAAACTGCTGAACTGGAAGTTATCTATCCGGATGCCGTTTTCATGCAGGCTATGATTGGCCGGTGGAGCCAGAAAGAGCTACCGATCTGGACGCGTCTCTATAAAACTACGCTGCTGGACTACAACCCAATCGAGAACTACGACCGGACGGAGGAATGGACGGAGGGCGAGAACAGCGCGCGCAGCGTGGACGCGGAAACCACCGGCAACAGCACCACGGACAGCACCGGCAGCACCAATGCCAGCGGAACAACCACGGCCAGCGACACCGGGCAAAAGTTTGTGAGTGCTTATAATGAGACGGACTTCACGCCAATAGAGAAGGACACGGACACGCAGACCGGCAGCAGCGACACAGAGCAGCGCGAGGAAGGAAACGTGAAGGTGAAAACCACAGCTGACACAACCACCAACGAAACGGAAAAGCGCGATCTGGTGAGATCTGGCCGCGCCCACGGCAATATCGGCGTGACAACATCACAGCAGATGATTGAGAGCGAGCGAGAAGTTTCGCTGTACAATATCATTGATGTGATTATTACCAGCTTTAAAAATCGTTTCTGCCTGCAAATTTATTAAGGAGGTCTAATATGGGTCTGTTTGAGAATTTCCCCTATGCGAATTTCCATGACTTAAATCTTGACTGGATCCTTCACGTGCTGAAAGAGCTTGAGACAGAGATTACGAACTTTGTCGCGATCAATTCCGTGAAGTATGCAAATCCCATTATTTGGAATATCACGAGCCAGTATGAGACGAACACCGTTGTTTTGGATAGCAGCGGCAACGCTTACTTGAGTGTGCAGCCTGTTCCGGCTGGTGTGTCTCTGGATCGCACGGAATACTGGACGAAGATCGGTAACTTCTCCGCGCTCTGGGACAGTGTGAGATCTGCGATCACTCCGTATGACGAGCAGCACAGCACCACGGCCAGCGTTGACCACAAGGCCGGTGACTGGGTGTGGTTGGAAAATGATCTTCTGCTGATTACGAAGAATATCAACGCCGGTGACAAGTACGTTGAAGGCTCCAACTGCAAGAAAACCAACGTGCACGATCTCTTTGCTATGCTGAGCGAGACGATCACGAACGAAGTAAACACGCTGTCCGTTGAGTTACAGGACGAGATCTCGAACCGTGAAAACGCAGACAAAACGCTGGATGAAAAGATTGTGGCAGAAGCACAGGCCAGAGCGGAAGCAGATGCAGCGCTTGAAGCAAAAATTGGCAGCGGCACTATTCATGTAATTAACGTTCGTGATTTCGGCGCCGTTGGCGATGCTGTGCACGATGATACAACAGCATTTCAGGAGGCGATTGAAAATTTCCAGACAAATAAAACGCCTATCTATGTGCCGAACGGTGAATACAGAATCACGGCGAGTTTGCATTTAGATACAACTAAAGCGCGCAGACTTCAAATGTTCGGTGAGAATATCTACGCAACTATTCTTAGATCAGAAGCTAACACGCTGTTCGATTTTGTAATGCCGGACACTACAACAACTCAAGAATCATATATCAGAAACCTGACACTCTTTAACGTAAACGCCGAGGGCGTGTGCATGAATTTCAAATATGCACAGAAATGGGTGGTGTCTGATATTATTTTCAGACGTTTCACAAGCTCTATCATTGCAGATCACGCATGGACTTTTACAGTCAGAAATTGCATGTTCGGACAAAATGATTCGGCAAGTCCATCCAATGTCAGACTGCTTGAGCAGGCTAATAGCTGGCTGTTTGATTCTTGCGATTTTGCTTTGCCTCTGGACAATACCAAACAGGGATCAAATGTTGTAATTCTGTACAGCGGCGCAACCATCAAGTTCGTTAAATGCAATTTTGAGGGTCAGCGAGGTATTACCATTAACCCCGTGAATAGTGTGCGCTACAACATTGATGTTGATACCTGTTATTTCGAGTGGATGAACGGCGAGTGTATCTATTGCGAGGGCAGCGACAGTGCACATACAGAGGGATTGACAGTTAGAAATTGCTACCTGAATAACAACGAAGGCGCAACGGCGCAAATTGCTATGAATTTAAGCTACCTTAAAGGACTTTGCGTAATTGGAAATACGGCTGTCAGATACAATGATGCACTGATTTACAGTGGGCAAGGAAATATTTCTGGTGCAATCATTGCGGCAAATGTAATTGATAGGTCTAAAATGTCGTTGCTCAAAGGCTTATCTTTACACGCCTATGAAAATGGAACAACCGCTCCAACGGCGGGCAATCACACAATAGCGGAGGTCGTTTATAACAGCAGTCCCGCAAGTGGTAGCCCTGTCGGTTGGGTTTGCACTGCAACCGGAAATCCCGGCACATGGAAAGAGTTCGGCACAATCAGCTAATACAGAACAGACTGCGGAGCATTTCCGCAGTCTTTCTTTATGCCCATGAGTATAATATTTTCTAATACTAATCATAAGGAAATAATATATCCCTTGGTATAATATTTTCGTATAACCATTATCACAATTTTGTATAACGCCACTGTTCACCGTGCGCACACACTTGTACACCAGTCGAGGACGCCAGAGTGTCCATGGAACCTCCATTTCCGGATAGCGTTTCTTCGCCTGGTCAACCGCCATCTTGTT